TACCGTTGTGTCCAAGGATAATGTCCTTGCGACCACCTACCCTGAATGGGTGAGCGTTCTCGATAATGCTATCTCCGTGCGTTGTGACACGAGCGTGATACATAGCGACAAAGTCAGTACCTGCACCATCGAGTGCATCAAAGAACTTGTCGATAGTTTTCTGTGCATTCATACCGCGACTCGTAATGATACGATCGCCATAGTGAATGGCATAGCCGAACCCGTCAGGGTTATTGTTGCTTGCATTAACAATGCTGTTGTAGTCAGGTATCTGACCCATTGTTACCATTAATAAACACACTTTAGTTTCTCCTTTTCTTGGCGATTATAATTATAATCACTCGGTGTTTTCGTCTGGTGTTATCTGAAAGTCTGGCAAGTATTGTACCAGATCGGGATACTTACCTTGCTTGCGTACCCAAGAGGCAAACTCCTCAGGTCGTAGCATTACGCTAGCATTAGCACCGCTTCGTATGGAACGTGTGTACTCAACTGAAGCGTGGCAGAATTGAATGGCACTACGGACACGCTCAATCTTGAGCGAACCCTTGAACATTCTAACCTCTACCGTGTGATTGTTCTGCAAGTTGATGGCATTGTATCTATCGCCACCTCTAGCATCACTATAACGGCGCTTGATAGTAAGAACATTATCTACCTTAGCACCTTCGCTGATCATACCATAGTGAGAATTGCGACCAGCAATATGCCGACACAGACTCTCATTACGGTTGATTAGATAGGTGAACGCAAGCAAGTGAGTACGATCAGTAAACGCTCGCCTATCTATGTGTACGTGTATTCCACAACTACCTGCACTCCACGATCTGAACCCAGCATTACGCAGTTGATCAAGCACTTCCCACTTAACTTGCTCTTGGTAGTACTCAAGCGTAGCAGGGTGAGTGACTATCTCGAAACCAAAGTTAAGTGATGAGTCCTCCTTGAGATACACAAAGTCACCCCAAGAATCGGTTATAGTTTCAGCACCCCAAGTGTAGTCACCAGTATGAGCCTCAACCTCTAACTCCATACCAAAGTACAGTTTCTGATCAGATGATCCGTGAAACTGTGGCGTTGGTTTGTAACTGTAATTGTGTACAAACTCAGAGTCAGGGTGACACATCTCGTCGTGCCACTCATACTGATCACACATTGAACACCAGTTCGCTACTCTGCTGATGCAACTGCAACAGAAAGAACTGTCACCACTACCAACATAGTTTATATCATCAGTAATAAAGATGCCATCACATCTCTCACACTCACGATAGTTCTCCGTGCATTCAGCGCAGTAATCTCCAAGAGTCCATACACCTGCAATCTCTCGATCTAGGTTGTACTTCTTGCAGTCCAGACACCTCTCGGTGCAGGTGTCACAACCATAGACATCTTTGTAGTTGAACTCACGGGTAGTGTAGTCCCAAGTGCCTTGCCGTGACTTGTAATGCCTTTCGTTATCGGCATCATAATTAAACGGATCACCACAAGAGTGACACGTTATCTCAACAACAACTTCGATAGACTCGCTATTGGTACTAGCCGAGTCAATGATCTCAGTCACCGTTATCTCCTAACTGATTATAATTATAATCATTCAGTAAGTTGATGAGCACCTTGCCCAACAACAGATCTATCTTATCACATAGGTACATAGTCTGTCAATTTATAATTGACACACCGTGTTTCTTGAAGTATTCACGCTCGAGTTGGTCATAGATAGGGGTACTTGAATGGATAGAGATACCCTTATCTCGCTTGATCATAGACATAATTAACTTAAGCACTTACTTTCTCCTTTGATAGTCGTGGTCTTGCGGGTGGTGTCTTACTTACATAGACCCTAGCGTGGAACTCTTTGTTGTGCAAGTTGATACCAGCACACAACTCAGACACCCACCGATAGGGTTTACTCTTGGTATCACAGTCAGCACAGGTGAAATACCACCTGTCCTTACCAAAGAACTCACGCAGAATACCAATACGATCAGAGTCCTTGTTGATTCGATAGGTTACTGGCTCAGACATAGGCATACTTCATCTCCTGTTCACATTTCTCCGAGCAGACATAGACCTCGTGATAGTGGTCAAGCATTACGGGTATGTCGTGTTGCACAGACATGGGTTCTTTACACAAGAAACACCACGCTTCTACGAACCGATTATAATTATAATCAGACATTCTTATTTTTCCTTTCATCTTGTAGTTCCCACGAAACTTGCAGGATTTGGCGTACATAGTCCTCACATTCGTGATTCAAACGCACCACACGCCACACTAGACCCACGATTACCATTATTAACAGCAGATCGAACCCGTTAATTGTTTGCATCAGCATTACTTATCTCCCAACAATTCTGACACAGCCCGTAGTGTAGCCTGTGCCTGTGCAATAGCAGACAGTAGTCTGCCCTCGGATACAGCATCAAGGATAGCCTGAGCCTGCTTGCGCTCAAAGTCCACCCGATCAGCATACGAACTGAAAGACTCACGATAAGCCATACGCTCATCAAATGTCATACCAGTTTCAATGTCTAAGTCAAGTGCCTTAACAGCACCGAACTTACTTACATCTTCTTGCTCTAACCAAAAGTCAGCCATTTAACTAACCCTTTCGATTATAATTATAATCACCTTGCGGTGACTCCCAGATCGTGTCCTTCACAACCTGATGTATCCATCTTATCACACAGGTACATAGTCTGTCAAGCCTATAATGTACCTATTTTTCCTGCACCATTCACAGCACCTGCCCGCACCATTCACAGCACCTTTACGCGCTACGCGCACGCACGGGCGCACGCGCTCGCCTGTGTGTATGCGTGTATATATGTATGCGTATGGGTACGGGTGTGTATGGGTGTGGGTGTGTGCTTATGTATGGGTGTAGGTGTGCTGGTGGCTACGGGTGAGCGTTGCCTACGGGCAACGGGGTTGCTGATTATAATTATAATCAAGCCGTGATCGTTGCTAATTGGTAACGCCTAGCGTTATGCCCTAGCCCTAGCCGTAGGCGTTGCGTATTGGTAACGGGTAGCGCGTATCTGATCGGGTGATCGTGTTGCTAATTGGTAACGGGGTGATCTCTCGCGTATGTCTGGCGCGTGTTGCGTATCTGTAACGCATAGCCCGTTGCTCATCTGCATCAGGTTGCCTGATTATAATTATGATCAACCTGAATTGGTTGCGATCTTGCAACGGCTAGCCGATAGAGTTCAGGGTGTAGTTGAACTTTCAACTATTGTTCGGGCGTTTCCGGTATCTGGGGCAAATAGGGGAAAAATCCGACACGCCCAAAATCCCTTGCAAATAAAGGGTTTTCAAATAGTTGCCAAATAGACTTGCGTTACCCATTGGAATATGAGACGATTCTCTTATCAAGCCAAATGGGCTTGATAGAAAAGGAAAAATCGAAATGAGTAAAGAAAAGGTTGGCGCGAAAGTTGCGCTAAAGGCGGAAGTCAAGAAGATCGTTGCGAAAGAGCATCAGACGATCGAATACATCGGCGGAATACTCAAGGCACTACTGGCAGACGGTCACTCACAACGCTCGATCGTTGCTGAATGGTCAGCACAAGCAGGGCGTACGATCAGCCAAGCAACCGTTTCACAATATGTTGCGATCGTTTCAAGCAAGTCGGGCGCGAACGCTCAAGCCCTGCTGAAAGCCGTACAGGGTAAGCAACTATCGGTTGAGCAGGTTCGAACCCTGACACCTGCTAAGGCTCAAGAAATGAACCTAATGACCGCGCCAGTTCGAAAGGTTCGCACCGCCAAGCCAAAGGCAAAGGCAACTGCACCTGCACCTGCACCTGCTGACCAGATCAACGCGATCAACAAGGCAATTCAGACGGGCAAGACATTGAGCGCACAAGATCGCGCTAATGCGATCAAGGCAACTCAAGCCCTGCTTGAGATGCTAATCGCTACAAGTTAGCAACTAACGGATAGCCCCACCTTCGGGTGGGGTTATTCTTTTGCCCTAATGTTGCCGATTCACAACGCCGATAGGTGTGAGCAGATAGTAAACCTTTAACATTCATCAGTTGTTTATTAACATCACCCCCCCTGTCGGTGGGTGGGTGGGGGTAGTGTTGCGATAACGCAACGGGTTGGTAGGTGTTGCCTTTTGGCAACCTATGACCCACCAGTTATTAAGACTGGCTGGAAGTTACATACATTACTCTAACATATTATTTTCTGCTGTGTTTCCGTACAGTTGCTGGGTTTTCTAATACTTCCAAAAATATTTTATATTATTTTGGTAACAAATCGTTACAGGTGATTTATAATGGGGTTAGTATATATGTAAGGTTATTTTATGCGAACCCTGTTGGTTCGCTAGTATATAAACACACCGCTTGGCGCGGTGTTGTATATGTGTTGTATTTGAGTGTTGTTTAGGATGTGTTTCGGTGGCTGCTAGGACGGGTGCATTGCACCATACGGTAATTAAGCAGAATGAGGACCAAGCGAAATTTCTGGCTTCTGTAGCATCAGGAGTCTCAGAACACGCTGCGCTGGGTATAGTAGGTCGTAAACCTGCTGCCTTAAAGACGTGGCTCCGAGACCCTAAGTTTGCTATGAAACTTGAGGACGCGCGCGGCGAGTCTAACGCCCTTATGAGCGAGACCCTGGTTAATGGCAAGAAGATTGACTTCGCCACCTTCTCCAAGGAGTTCCTGGGATCTGAGGTATTCCCTCATCACCAGTCTTGGATTGACGTCCTTGAGGGACAAGAACCATCCTGGCTCCACCCATCTATGACTTTTGAGCCGAGCAATCGCCGTCGCCTTCTAATCAATGTGCCACCCGAGCATGCCAAGTCTACAGTTTTAACGGTTGGCTACGCCACTTACCGTATTGCTATGGATCCAAACATCCGTATCGTTATCGTATCCCAAACCCAGACCCGTGCCAAGGAATTCTTGTATTCCATCAAACAACGACTAACAGAAGACAACTGGGCTAAACTCCAGGGTGTGTATGGACCAGCCGGTGGCTGGAAGGAAACTGCAGATCAATGGACTGCCGACCGTATATACTTGGAACGTTCATCTGGCGAGAAGGACCCGACCGTCCAAGCCATTGGTATGGGGCAACAGATTTACGGTACTCGCGCCGATTTGATTATTTTGGACGACGTGGTCACCACTACCAACGCCCACGAATGGGAGAAGCAACTCAACTGGTTGCAAAAGATGGTTATTACCCGTGTCGGAGCAACAGGTATGCTCATCATTGCGGGAACGCGAGTTTCTTCGGTAGACCTCTATAAAGAGATCCGGAACCCAGACAATTGGTCTGGCGACAAATCCCCATTCACTTATCTGGCTATGCCAGCCGTTTTAGAGTTTAACGATAAAAGGGAAAAGTGGAAGACCCTCTGGTCTGTCTCTGATCGTCCTTGGGACGGTGCCGACCCAGATAATAAAGACGATGTTGATCTTCTAGTACAGGACGAAAATGGATACTACCCTAAATGGGATGGAAAACGCCTCTTCCAGAGACGCAGTGAAGTTAACCCATCTACATGGGCTCTCGTGTACCAGCAACAAGACGTCGAAGAAGACGCAATCTTTCCGCCTGCGCTTGTTAACTCCTGTGTTAGTCGTATGCGTAAACCTGGTCCTCTCGTTATGGGAGCACCTGGACACCCATCCGACGGACAATGGGTAACGATCCTAGGCTTTGACCCTGCTATGGCAGGTCACGCCGCTATGGTAGCATATGCTGTAGAGCGTGAGTCTGGTCAGCGTATGGTTCTAGATGTGTATAACATGGCAGATCCTACACCTCAAAAGATTAGAGCACTCATGGAAGACTGGGTGCTTAAGTTCCGTCCTATAGAACTACGCGTTGAAATCAACGCACATCAAAAAGCCTATTCCCTAGACGAGGATCTGCGGATGTGGATGGCTAATCGTGGTGTACAAATGCGAGAGCACTTCACTGGTAAGAATAAGTGGGATGTTAGTTTCGGTGTGGCTTCCATGTCGAACCTATTCGGTACAATGCGCGATGGCAAATTCATTGGTGGTAACCTAGTTACTCTACCAGATGCAAGTAACGAGCATATCAAGGCTCTTATAAATCAGTTAATAACCTGGAAGCCAGATACAAAGAACAAGACTGACGTAGTCATGGCTCTTTGGTTCTGTGAGATCCGGGCTAAAGAACTGGTTCAAAGTGGTATGAACAGAGTTCACCACATGAACTCAAGATACGCAACTAGAAAAAATCTAGCACAAAGAGCAATTATTGATTTAGATGAACTTGCTGCAGACCAACAAGTAATTTACATTTAGGAAAACTATGACTTTGTCAATCGACCAAATTAGCGATAAGGTTATTGTCCTCACAAATCGTAACGCTTCACGCGATTCACGTATGCGAGACATTACCGAAGTACGCCGTGGTAACATGGAAGCAGTCTACCCAGACATGTTCCCTGAAGGCTTATCCAAGCCTATGATTGCAAACTTTGTGGATGTTGCAGCCCGTGACATTGCAGAGGTTCTAGCACCGCTACCCTCAGTTAACTGCTCGTCTATTAATAGCAAGTCAGAGAAGTCTAAGAAGGCTGCTGACAATCGATCATTGATTGCCAACAACTACATTCAATTCTCTAAACTTCAAACACAGATGTACACTGGTGCAGACTGGTATAATACCTATGCCTTTTTGCCCATTGTAGTTGAGCCTGATTTCCAGGCTAGAATGCCACGTATCCGCATAGAAAACCCTATGGGTGCTTACCCTGAATATGACCGCTATGGGCGATGCATTTCATTCACAAAGAAGTATTACAAAACGTTGGGAGAGTTAGTAAACGAGTTTCCTGAATACGAGACCCGTTTAATTGGAACACTCGGACGTGACATGGAAAACCTTGGCACGTTACTTGAATTGGTGCGCTATGAAGACGCAGACCAAATCGTTCTCTTCCTTCCGCAGCGCGACAATCTTGTGCTGCGTAGCACGAGAAACCCACTAGGAAAAGTTTCCATCGTAATTGCTCGCCGTCCTGGAATTGATCCGGATGATCCGAGAGGACAGTTTGATGATGTACTTTGGGTTCAAATTGCTCGTGCTAGATTTTCTTTGCTTGCTATGGAAGCAGCAGAAAAGTCTGTACAGGCTCCTATGGTTGTACCACAGGATCTACAAGAATTTACATTTGGTCCAGATGCAGTACTTCGTACATCTAATCCAGCAGGCGTTCGTCGTGTAGGACTTGAACTACCACCAGCAGCATTCCAAGAACAGCAAGTTCTTGAACAAGAAATGCGCATGGGTTCACGTTATCCTGAAGGACGTTCAGGTCAGATTGATGCAAGCATCATTACTGGCTCTGGTGTTCAAGCACTCCTTGGTGGCTTTGATAGCCAGATCAAGGCTGGACAAATGATCCTTGCTGAAGCCTTTGAGCAGGTTGTTAAACTTTGCTTTGAGATGGATGAGAAGTTATTCCCGGGCGAGAAGAAGCAGAATGGTGTATTCCAAGGTGCTCCATACGAACTAGCATATGCACCTGAAAAGGATATTGCAGGTCAGTATGAAGTTCAAGTTCGTTATGGCTTGATGGCTGGACTTGATCCATCCCGTGCTTTGATCTTCTCTCTACAGGCTTTGCAAGCCAATCTAGTTTCTAAAGACTTTATCATGCAGGAACTGCCATGGAACATGAATGTTTCGCGTGAGCAGGAACGCATTGATATAGAGCGGATGCGCGATTCGCTATCGGCATCTCTTGCTGCTACAGCCCAAGCAATCCCGCAGATGGCATCACAGGGACAAGATCCTTCTGCTATTATTTCAAAGATTGCTCAGACTATCAAAAAGCGTCGTGAGGGCTTATCTATCGAAGAGGCTGTTGCTCAGGCGTTCCCTGCGCCTGAACCAGTTCAGCAAACCCCAGCACCTACAATGAGTGAAGCATTAGGTGCAGTACCTACTCCACCTCAACCACCAATGCCACCAGCGCAACCTGAGGTTACACAACAAACTCAACCACCACAGGCTCCTCCAACAGATGTTGCCTCAATTCTTGCTCAGATCGGTGGATAATGACTACAATCGTTGCTGTACAAAACAGCAAGGGTTTTGTCTTTGCTGCTGATGCTCAGGTAACTGAGGGTGATCGTGCATACATGCACCCAAGAATGACAAAGATCACCGAAGTTGGTGAGTATGTCATGGCTGGTGCAGGATCATCCCGTTGCTGTGATGTTGTTTTATTTGGTTGGGAACCACCAATCTACGATGGAACAGAACACTATAAGTTTATGGTGTCTAAGTTTATTCCGGAACTACGTAAGGTGCATGAAAATGCTGGCATTACTCTCAAAGAAGATGAAGAGTTTTGTTTCCTTATTGGTTTCGATAAAAGAGTTTTTTATATTTGTCAAGACTATTCTGTTCTTGTAACTAATACCAACACTTATGGTATTGGTTCAGGTGCTGGATATGCCCTTGGCGCATTAGCACACGGTGCTAGTATAGAGGAAGCAATTAAGATTGCTAAGAAGTTTGATATTAATACTGGTGGAAAAATCCAGATAGTTGAAAGAGGTTACCATGGCTAGAGGCGGAGCGCGTCCATACCGGACAACAAGCCAAGAGAAGGCTGTATCAGGTCCAGGTAAACTATCTGAGCGCACAGACATGGTTCCATCAGGTGGAGCCTATGGTGATCGCAAAAAAATTGAAGAACAAATGGCTGGCGCACCAATGTCCAAAGGAACTAACGTTCCAACAATGAGTGCTGGCTCTGGAGCACCTGCAGCAAACAAACTGACATCTTTATTTGATATGACAAAGAATCCAGATCAGCCAGTTACCGATGGTGTACCTGTGGGTCCTGGTTATTCTCCGGCACCTCCAATTAATCCACGCTTTGCAATGGTGTCCAAGTACATGGACCAACTAGAAACAATGGCTGCTGATCCATCAGCGCCTGATTCATTTAGAACTTTCGTAACATACGTCCGTCAAGAAGCATCTAAGGCTTAATTTATGATTTTGGCTCGCAACATTGCAGCATTTACCAATATGTTTGGTGTCAAGAACGCTGATGTTGTCATGCCATTTTCAGTTATTAACTGGGAAACGGAAAATGATCGTGATCAGTTCTTAACAGAACTGCTTTATCTTAACAATGGCTACAAAGTTGGTGATGAGTAATGGCACTAACTGGTGATAATAGTTTATTTGAGAACTTAAAGTCAAACGTTGAACAGAATACTGCTGATCTTATTGGTAGTATTGCTAAAACAAGTGTTGGTAAAAAAGCATTTGGTGTTTTAGAAAAAGTTGCTGAACCATATCGTGATGAAGTAGCACCAAGACTTACTGCTGCCCTAATGGTTGCTAATAGTAAGTATCGTAATCAGCATAAAGATAAATCAATTGTTGATCTTTTTCAATTTGCTGAGAAAGATGCTGTTACTTCCTCGCAGTCATACTACAATAATGATCCTTCACAGGCTTGGAGACGTAAGATCTCTCCTGGTCGTGCACTTGTTGGTCTTATTGGTGATGCAACTCCTGGTACACAAGCAACAGATAAGATCGATTGGTCTAATGCTAATGCAGTAGAAGAAGTATTTAGCCAAGGATCTGCACAGTTCTGGTCTGGCTTTGGTGATATTGGTTTTAACATGCTTGATCCAGTACTTCTTGCTGGTAAAGCAGCAAAGGTTGCAAAAGTACAGGCTCTTAGCCAGCCACTTACTACTGCAAGCAAGGGTCTTAACGCAAAAAGATTAGCAGTTAAGATTGAAGACATCGATAATGCTGCAGTAGGCAAACCTAGTCCAATCAAACCATTATTTGATTTGATTAAAACTGGCGATGTTCTTGCTGTTGAGAGTTATGGCTTTGTTAGTGAAAGTAGTAATCCAAATAAACTTGCACAGGCATTAGTTGACGCATATAAAATGGGTGGAGATCCATTATCTGCCGAAATTGCAAAGATCTCAATTGGTGATACCACTGCTTTTAATAACTTAACAAACAAGTATCCACAATTAACTGCTCAGATGAACGCTGTTACTGGTAGAATTGACTTTGTTGAGAATCAGATTAAGCAGATTAAAGACACCATTCAACCTGTTCCATCTAATCGTGGTAAGATTACCGTAGATGAGATCAAAAGAATTGAAGAGTTTAATAAGAAGGCTAATGCCGAGATTAAACAACTTAAGAAAGATCTTAAGGCTGAACAAAAGAAACTTAAGCCTCTTAAAAGAGAAGAAAGATTCTTAAGTAAAGTTGGTGCAGTTCCTTTAACTGAACAG